AAATTATTTCAATTGAAAAGAGAATTAGATTACAAATGCGAGATAGGTGAGATGGGAGAATGGGAATGTGTGGGTGCGAAAAAGTATTTGAATAAGGCATTCGATACTCTCGATGAGTATTGGGCATAAATACGAGAAAGTAATTATATAATGCCAAGAACTCGAAAATCAGTTCATCCACTTAAATATCAAGAGGTATCTAACAGGAATTTCTTGTCCTTGGTTGGGTTCAAGTTCCTATTGGAAAGATGTCCGAAGGTAGATTTCTATTGCAACCAAGCAAACATACCTGATCTAACATTAGGTACTGCTGTACAAACTAATTACCTTAGAGATATCCCTGTACCAGGCGATAAACTAATGTACGGTGATCTAAATCTATCCTTTATGGTAGATGAAGAGATGGAAAATTATCTTCAGTTATATCAATGGATAACCTCTCTAGGATTTCCTGAGTCAATAGGACAGTTTGATGAACTAAGAAATCAAGGTAATTTATTGCCAGAAAAATCTGACAATGATGACTACCATGAAAGATCTGATGCTACACTAATGATATTGAATAGTAATTTCAATGCATCTGTCAAAGTAAAGTTTAGAGATCTATTCCCAGTATCCCTTAGTGGAATACCTTTCAACTCTACCTTAGAAGATCAACAATATTTTACTGCTCAAGCAACATTTAAGTATACTATGTTTGATGTGATTGATGTCAATGGAAAGAAAGTCTAACCCCTGTACTTTAGAAGGCATACAGGAGATGTGGAGTAAAGATTCAGTAATGAATCAAGATGAACTTGATAATGAATCCTTACGTATACCACAATTACATTGTAAATATTACGACCTATATAATACGATACTGCTGATGCGAAAGCGTGATGAACAGCAGTACTCATCTCTTCTATTAGAACGTAGAAAGTATTACACTGGGAAAGCAACTGCAGACATGTATGCAGAAGAACCCTTTCCATATAAAGTCAGAGATAAAGATGACTTGAAGTTGTATCTTGATGCAGATGAAAAACTCACCAAGACAAAACTCAAGATCGAATACTACGATACTATGCTCAAGTATCTCGAAGAGATACTAAGGCAAGTAACTAATAGAACCTATCAGATAAAGAATGCAATTGAGTGGCGTAGGTTCTCTGCAGGTTATGGTTAATGTCGTTATCAAAAAGAAGAACGAAGTATTTCTTCAAATAGAATGTGAACCTCATGTAGCACATGAGTTATCAGATAACTTCACATTTGATGTACCAGGTGCTAAGTTCATGCCTCAGTACCGTAGTAAGTATTGGGATGGTAAGATACGTTTATTCAATATACAAAAGAACGAGATATACGTAGGGTTACTAGATAAGGTCACTTCATTCTGTAAGAAACATGATTATGAATGGGAGTTTGTAGATACTAAATTTTATGGGTTACCATATGAAGAGAATGATAAGATATCAGATGAAGGTGTAAAGGATTACGTTACATCAATATCAAAACATAAACCAAGAAAGTATCAGATAGAAGGTATATCAGATGCATTGAAGAAAAATAGAAGACTTATTATATCTCCTACTGGTAGTGGTAAGTCTTTGATGATATATGCTATCACAAGATATCATGTTGAACATCAGCGTAGAGTTCTAATTATCGTCCCTACTACTTCTCTTGTAGAACAGATGTATAAGGATTTTATAGAGTATGGTTGGGATGTCGATGAGTATTGTCATAGAATCTATGCAGGTAAGGATCTTCTGAGTAAGAAGAATGTTATTATATCAACTTGGCAGTCAATTTACAAGTTACCTAAGACATGGTTCAAGTATGATGTAGTTATAGGTGATGAGGCACATCAGTTCAAGTCTAAATCATTAGTAAGTATTATGACTAAACTGTATGACACGAAGTATAGGTACGGATTTACGGGTACTCTCGATGGCACTCAAACTCATAAGTGGGTTTTGGAAGGACTCTTCGGTCCGTCGTACAAGATTATTAATACGTCAGATCTGCAAGAGGCAGGATTCCTTGCTCGATTAAATATCAAGATACTACTTCTCAAGCATGATCCAAAGGCATTTGATCTTTATGAGGATGAAGTACAGTATCTTATAGGTCATGAGAAGAGAAATAAATTCATCAAAAACCTAGCACTGGACTTGAAAGGTAACACTCTTATCCTCTATAGTAGGGTTGCCACCCACGGTCAGATATTATATGACCTCATAAATACTAACGAACGACCTGTGTTCTTTGTACACGGTGGAGTTGACGCAACCGAGCGAGAAGAAGTTCGGGAACTCACTGAAAGAGAAAACAATGCAATTATCATCGCTAGTTACGGTACTTTTAGTACTGGGATTAACATTAAGCGGTTGCACAACATCATCTTCGCCAGTCCTTCCAAGTCCAGAATTAGAACCCTCCAATCCATCGGTAGAGTTCTTAGAAAAGGAGTGGGCAAAGTAAACGCTACCTTATACGATGTTGCTGATGACACTAAAAAAGGTTCTAAACAAAATTATACTTTGAACCATCTCATAGAACGTATCAAGTACTACAACGAGGAGAAATTTAATTATGAAATCATTCAGATCAAAATCTGAACAAAATCCAGAAGATTCTATAGAAGAGTTTTTAGCAGCTATTAAGTTGGTTAGTGGTGAGGAGATATTGGGTAAAGTTATTGTAGATTATTCATCACCTGAAGAAAAGATTATAGTAGAGAATCCTTTGATTTGCCATGAGGTTCGCTCCTACGGAGCGAATATCCCTATGGGATATAAATTTGAACCTTGGATGAAAATGACTGATGAGGATACATTTGTAATAGGATTGGAAAAAGTAATTACTTTATCCGAAATAAAAGATAAAATGGTAGTAGATACTTTTGAGGATGTTGTTAAAAATGGATTCAAACGTCAGCATCCTGAACTGAGTTCTGATATGGGATATGTAAACTCCGTAAAAAAATCTAGAGATATTCTAGATAAACTCTTTAAAGGTCCAGATGCTTCTAAAGATTCTAAAGAACCTGAAGCTCCTCCTGAACCGCCACACGGTTAGTGTACATCATTTGCACGGTGTTGTCAAGTATGCTATAATTATTACATACAGATAAGTGTATAATGACACGAAAAAGATCAGAGCACTATGTAAATAACAAAGAGTTTCTTGCTGCAATAATTGCCTACAAGGATTCTATTGCATTGGCAGAAGCAAGAGGTGAAGCAAAACCTCAAATTACAAATTACCTCGGTGAATGTTTCTTAAAGATTGCTACGCATCTAAGTTACAAGCCGAACTTTGTGAACTATATGTTCAAAGAGGATATGATAAGTGATGGTATAGAAAACTGTGTTCAGTATATCAACAACTTCAATCCTGAGAAGTCAAAGAATCCATTTGCATATTTTACTCAAATTATACACTATGCTTTCTTACGTAGGATACAGAAAGAGAAGAAGCAATTAGAGATAAGACAAAAGATAATAGAGAAGTCTGGGTTTGACGAAGTTTTCGTCGCAGACGAAGATGGCAAGTCTGCTGAGTATAACTCAATCAAAGATGCTATACAGTATAGGTTCAACAGATGAAACTGACACAAGAAATGATCGATGAGATCCAAAGACTCATGGAGCATACCAAGAAAGATGGTACTATGAATTGGGTTGATGGAGAAGAGATAGAAATAAATCTAGCAGGTACATTTGCTGCTGATAGGTTTATCGTAATAAACAATAGGTCAAAGAAACCATGGCAACCATCAATCAATAGCAAACATCATCCTGATAATCAGAAATGAGAGTAGACAGACACAGAAACATTGCTGATGAACTGGAAGCAGAGTTATTATCTGAACTAGAGGGCATTGCCACACAACTACGTGGCACTATGAAAAGACTGACTAGAGCAAACTCCATGGGGAGAACTGCAAAAGTCATTGAAATTGAGTATGATGTAAACGAATGAAAGTTGCTATTATTACAGACCAACACCTTGGTTTCAAGAAGGGGTCAAAACTATATCATGATTACTTTCTAAAATTTTATGAAGAAGTTTTCTTTCCAACTCTTGAGAGAGAAGGTATCACAACTATTCTCGATCTTGGTGACACTTTTGACAACCGTAAAGGTGTTGATTCATATTCATTGGATTGGGCGAAAAAACATTATTTCGATCCTCTGCATCTACGTGGCATTCGCATGGTTTCTATTGTCGGTAACCATACAGCTTACTACAAAAACACTAACGAGATTAATACTAACTATCTTCTACTACGAGAGTACGATAATATTACCGTATTTTCTGAATGCACGGAACTGAACGTAGGTGGGTTAGATATACTTTTCATACCTTGGATTAACGTCGAGAATGAGGTTAGTACATATGAAAAAATAAAGAAGAGTAAATGTAAAGTTGCTATGGGTCATCTTGAACTCAATGGATTCACTGCTACTCACGGTCATATCATGGAGCACGGTGCTGATTTTGAGATATACAATAAATTCAAGCAAGTCTTTTCTGGGCATTATCATACAAGAAGTAATAATGGTACGATCTATTACCTAGGTAATCCGTACGAGATGTTTTGGAATGATGTAAATGATAAGAGAGGGTTCCACATCTATGATACAGAAACCTTGAAACTCAAAACAATAAACAATCCATTCCAATTATACAAGGTAATCAATTATAATGATACCCCCAGACAACTAACAAATTTTACAGAGTACACTGACAAAATTGTCAAAGTTATCGTAAGACAGAAGAGTAGTGAAAAAGAGTATGATAGATTTATGAAAGCACTTGACAAAGCAAGACCTGTGGATGTAAAGATAGTGGAGAGAACAGATCATCTTGTCATAGCAGATGAGATGATAGATCAAACGGAAGATACCATGACACTTCTTACAAAATATGTTGATGATCTTGAAACTGATTTAGATAGACCTAGAATAAAGAAGGTCATCAGTGAAGTATATACGGAGGCACTAGAGTGCATATTATAACTGTCAAAGGCATGAGTCAGGAGGGTGCTTATGCTGTTGTCAATGAATATGGAGAAAAGGTTGTCTTCATGTTTGAGGAGAAGGATGACGCTGAAAGATATGCAACACAACTTGAAGCACAAGGTGATCCACCTATGCACGTCGTAACGCTAAAAGACAATGTAGCATTTGCTGCTTGCGAAAGAAGCGGAACAAGGTATACTGTTATTAGTAAAGAAGATCTCGTTATTCCACCACCAAAAGATGATAGAATTTAAGAATATAAGGTATAAAAACTTTTTATCATCTGGTAATTACTTTACTGACATTTCCCTCAATGCACATAAAGACACATTGATTGTTGGTAATAATGGTTCAGGTAAGAGCACTCTTCTAGATGCCCTGACATTCTCTTTGTTTGGTAAACCGTTTAGAAAAATAAGTAAAAGTCAACTTATCAATAGTATCAATGAAAGAGAAGCAAGGGTAGAAATAGAATTTTCAATATCCAACGTTGACTATAAGGTCATACGTGGTATCAAACCAAATACATTCGAGATATACAAAGATGGAAAAAAACTCAACGAAGACTCTTCTGCTAACGATCAACAAAAGTCTCTGGAAGGACAAATACTCAAACTCAACTACAAATCTTTCACTCAAATTGTTATACTTGGCAGTGCTTCTTTCGTTCCCTTTATGCAACTT